CTTCCAGAAGCTGCTATTAAAGCTCTCAGCCCTGCTGAGTATGCCCGAACCACCGCAGCCAAAAGGCGAGGCAAAGCCCAAGGCAAGCAGTTCGTCCCGCAGCCCAAAGGCATCAAGGAAAAAGTGAAGCCGTATCGCAAGAGAGGCATGTGACATGACGCTTGGCGATTTTCTAAAAGCCCGACTGGACGCTATGGCGGAAGCCAAGCGAATCGAAGGGAACTCCCCTGCAAAAGAAGTTGCTGGTAAGTCTATCGGCAAGTACGGCCTTTTCTACATCACGTTGATCGTGGTGATTGGGGTCGTCTCCAGCCTTCAGTTGGACAATGAGAAGATCGCTGCGGTCATGGGTTTGCTTGGTGCGTCCTTGACCGCCCTGATTTCGATGCTGAACAACATCGCTGGGGCGAACGAGAAGGTCGAAGTGAAGCCTGAGTTTGAGGTCATAAAGGATCTCATCGCTAAACTTGATCGGTTGGACCGCAAGGAAATGCCGATGCGGGTTGATGTCGAAGGCGACCACGTAACCGTCACCAAGGGCGATGATGTCGTCACGGCGAGGAAGTAATGGCCTACAAAACGACAGCTACCACGGACTTCAATCTTGATCTCAACACGATCATCGAAGAGGCTTTTGAGCGTTGTGGTGCGGAGTTGCGGACGGGTTACGACTTCCGTACCGCCAAGCGTAGTCTTGGTCTATTGCTCATGGACTGGGCGAACCGGGGTATTAACCTCTGGACGTTGGAAACTGATACCCAGACTCTGACGTACAACCAAGGCACTTACGACCTTCCTGCTAATACGGTTGACTTGCTTGACCACGTGATTCGGACTGGCTCTGGCACGAACCAGCAGGACATCAACATCTCGCGCATTTCGTCCAGCACATATCTTTCTATCCCTAATAAGAACGCTACAGGACGCCCAATTCAAATTTGGATTAATCGCCGCACGGGTGCGACAGATTCGACGGGTGCTGTGGTCTACCCGCAATACACGGTTTGGCCGAAGCCTGACAACACGACGACTTGGACGCTGGTTTACACCAGACTTGTGCGTATGACAGACCCCGGTACCGGCGTAAATGGTCAGGATATCCCGTTCCGCTTCCTGCCCTGTATGGTGGCGGGGTTGGCTTACATGCTCTCCATGAAGATTCCCAACGCGGATGCCCGGATGCCGATGCTCAAGGCTCAGTACGACGAGGCTTGGGACTTGGCGGCAGGAGAAGACCGCGAGAAGGCAGCGGTGCGGTTTGTACCACGTGAGAGCTTCTTGGGTGGATACTAATGCCCAATCGGTTTGCAAGTGGCAAGAATGCAATTGCGGAGTGCGACCGGTGTGGATTCCGGTACAAACTTCGTCAGTTGAAGTCTTTGGTGATCAAGACCAAGAACGTAAATATCTTGGTCTGTCCGGAGTGTTGGGAGCCTGATCAGCCGCAGTTGTCGCTGGGCCTATACCCGGTTGATGACCCGCAGGCACTTAGGAACCCGAGACCTGATCTGAGTTACTACGAGGAAGGTAACAACGGCGCAGGTGGTAGTAGAATGATTCAGTGGGGTTGGAACCCGGTCGGCGGATCAAGATCGTTCGATGCGGAACTAACCCCTAATACTCTCGCCCCCGCAGGCGAAGTAGGAACCGTAACGGTCGTAACGACCTAGGAGATTGAGATGGCTAAGTCAGATTTGGAAAAACACGCGGATCTTCCGGCAAGCAAAGCTCATGGGCCGGGTCGGGTTAAAAACATGCGTGCTGGCGGTAAGACCAACAGCGACATGAAGAAGTACGGTCGTGGTATGGCGAAGGTGATGAACCAGCGCAGCCCGATGCGTGGCTCTTCGGGTCCGAGGTAAGCCATGAACAACATGAACAAGATTAAGCCCAACACCGATTCGACGGGTCGCAACGGCTACCCTGAGAAGGATGTGAACAAGGGCGTCACCCACATGAAAATGAAGGGTGCTGGCGCTGCGACGAAGGGCACGAAGTTCGTGTCGCAGATCAATCTTGATACGGATATGAAATATCGGTCGGGCTGGTCGCCGTGAATTACAGTCAGCTTTCTACACTGATTCAGGAGTATTGTGAGTCTACGGAGCAGAGCTTCGTAGCGAATATTCCTACGTTTGTGCAGGTAGCTGAAGAGCGGATCTACAACTCAGTTCAGATCCCGGCGATTCGTAAAAACGTGACGGGTACGACGACGATTAACTTCCAGTACCTTGCACTACCGTCTGATTGGCTTTCGACGTTCTCATTGGCAGTAATCGACCCGACTACTGGGGATTACGAGTATCTGCTCAATAAGGATGTGAACTACATTCGGCAAGCCTATCCGCCTCCGAATAGCACAGGTAAACCCGCGTATTACGCGATTTGGGACGACACGACTATGTTGTTAGGCCCGACTCCTGATAATACGTATTCGATGGAACTGCATTACTATTATTACCCGGTGTCTATCGTTAATTACGGTACGTCATGGCTCGGGGATAATTTCGAGTCGGTGCTGCTCTATGGGTCGTTGCGCGAAGCGTACACGTACTTGAAGGGCGAAGCCGATATGATGCAGAACTACGAGGCAAAGTATCAGGAGGCACTGGGCCTTCTCAAACGTCTTGGCGACGGCTTGGATCGTCAGGATGCATATCGTTCTGGTCAAGCTAGGATTCCGGTCACATGAGCTTTGTAGGCGGAGTAGAAGTTGGTCAGGTGTTTGTCCAGACCACAAATAGCCGTGAACACACGGTAGAAGAGATTGCTGAGCGTGCGGTCAACCGTGCGCTTCGTGCTGAAACCCGCGAGGGTTTAAAACTGATACTGACAAAGTATCTGCAAGAGGCGCAAAGTGCGGCGTTAAAAACTGCACAACGTAACTTAATTGAACAAGGGTTTAACGACGCGGCTTCGCGTTTAGGAGATTGAGATGGCTATCACTCAGGCAATGGCAACATCGTTCAAGGTTGAGATCCTTGACGGTATCCACAACTTTGGTGTCGGCGTGGTCCGTGCTTCGACGGCAGCGGATGTATTCAAGCTGGCTCTGTACACTTCTTCGGCTACGTTGAGCGCAGCGACGACTGCGTATACGACTTCGGATGAAGTGTCTACGTCTGGCACGAACTACACGGCTGGCGGTCTGACGCTCACGATCTCGCAGGTGCCGACTTCAAGCGGTACGACGGCGTTCATCGACTTTGATGACCTGACGTTCCCGAGCGCCACGATCACGGCAAACGGTGCCTTGATTTACAACGCGACTCAGAGCAACAAGGCTGTGGCAGTGCTGGCATTCGGCGGTGACAAGACCTCGACGGCTGGTAACTTCACCATCCAGTTCCCGGCTGCTGCGGCTTCGACTGCGATCCTTCGTATCGCCTAATTAAGTTAGGCAAGGACCGTGGCAGGCGTCATAGTCGCCTTCAGCGGTTGGAACGCTTCCGGCGTAGGCTGGGGCCAACAAGGTTGGGGCGAGGGTGTTGGTAATCTTACTGCGACCGCTGCGGTAGGAACCATCACGGTTTTTGCTCAGAAAAGTGCTTTTGCGGCTGTTACTGGAAATGCTGCTACAGTCGAGTTAGGCGATGAGATTATTGTTGCTACGGCAATAGTAATTGAAGATGGCGTTGAAGGTACTGGGCAGATTGGGACGGTTTCGGTTGCCGCCGAAGCGCCTTTTGCTGTAACCGGAGTCTCAGCCAGCGGGGAAATCTGTGGAGGCTGGGGACTTGACGGGTTCGGAGAACTAGGCTGGGGCGGCTGTGTTGTTGCTACCGGCGCTGCTAATGTCTTTGAGGACTCCGTTAGCGCCACAGGAGCGGTAGGAACTGTATCGCTTGTACTTGACTGTAGGTTCCCAGTTACGGGAGTCGCAGGTACCGGAGAGCTTGGTAACGTCGGGTTCCCGGTTACAGTCGAGATTACAGGCGTTCAAGCTCAAGTCATCCTCAGTGATGAAGTTGTTGTTGCTGACGCGATAGTTATTGAGGATGGCGTTGCAGGTACAGGGCAACTTGGTACGGTAACTGTCTATGCTGAATACATCGCCCAAGTAACAGGGGTATCAGCGACAGGTGGGATTGGCACGGTAACGACGGAATCGGCTTATGGCGTAACCGGCGTATCGGCAACGGGTCAGATTGGTACGGTAGTAGTTCAGGTTGCCTACCTAGTTACGGGAGTTTCGGCAACAGGGTATATTGGTTCACAAACACCCGCAGTAAATGTATGGGGATTAATTGACACTAATCAGAACGCGAACTGGACACAAATCGCGGCGTGAGGTAATTAAAAATGGCTAGTACATTCAGCACTAATTTGGCCCTTGAGCTTATCGGTACGGGAGACCAAGCCGGTACGTGGGGCAATACCACTAATACTAACCTTGGTACGCTCATTGAGCAGGCCATTTCAGGTTACGTTACGCAGGCCGTAACGACGGGTAATACGACGACGATCACCATCCCAGATGGTGCAACTGGCGTAGCCCGTAACATGTATATCGAATTGACGGGTACGGGTGGTACCAACACGGTGCTTGCTGTTCCCGCTAATAAAAAACTTTATTTTATCTATAACAACACTACGGGTGCCGTAACGGTCAAAGTGACCGGGCAAACGGGTGTTTCCGTCGCTGCGACCGAGAAGAAGATTCTCGTCAGTAATGGCACAGATATCGTCGAGGCGACGAGTTATCTGACGGCCATCAATAGCAGCCTGACGCTGACCACGTTAAATGCAACGTCGGCTAACATCACGACGCTGACAAGCACATCGGCCAATATCACAACGCTGACTGGAACCACTATTAGCGCCACCACGATGGGCGCTCAGTCTACGACGACGTTCTTGGGAACGAGTGCCAACATCACGACCATTACTGGCACGACCGCTACCTTTACTACATCGTCAGATGGTTCAGGCAACCTCCGCAATATCCCATCAGCCGGTACAGCCAAAACTTCAGAGTACACGCTGACGACCTCTGATCTTGGTGAGTTCGTTACGCTAAGCACGAGCGGTAAAGTGCTAATACCCAATAATACTTTTGCAACGGGTAATGCGATTTCTGTTTATAACGATACGACAGGCAGTGTCAGTATAAATATCAGTACCACAACGGGTTATGTTGTAGGCACTAATACCAATCGCACGGGTGTAACGCTAGCTACTCGCGGTATTGCCACGATTCTTTTCATTAATGCGTCTTATTGCATCATTAGCGGAAACGTGAGTTAAGTTATGACCATTCAACAAATACTTTTGGCTGGTGGACCGGCGGTATTCGACGTAGATTATTTTTTGATATCAGGAGGAGCTATAGGAAGAGCCGGTGGGTATCAAACCGCTACTGGTTTTAAAGCTATTGGGGGAAATACGTATACAGTTACTGTAGGTGGTGGCGGTAATAATGCTGGTGGAAGTTCAGTTTTTGGGAATATTACTGCAGCTTGGCCTAGTAATTTTCCAAACGGGTCAGGTGATGGAGGCCAAAATTACGCTAGCGGTGGCGGTGGCGGAGCAGGAGGACCCGGATCAAATTACTATCAACCGCCGGGACAAGAAGATGCTGGTAGAGAAGGCGGTCCGGGCGGCATCGGTGTATTAAACGGATATAACGGTATTGCTAACTATTATTACGGCGGCGGTGGCGGTGGCGGGTCGTATTTTTCTGTAGGCGGTCAGGGCGGTCAGGGCGGTGGCGGTGGCGGTGGCGGTGGCTATTATTACGGCGGCGGTGGTGGTTCTGGTGGTGGCGGCACTGGAGCGGGTAGTAGTGCCGGAAGTCCGGGTAATGCCGGATCACCTAGTGGTTCTGGAGGGGAGGGTGGTGCAAATTCTGGCGGCGGTGGTGGTAGTGGTAAAACTGGTGGTAACGCTCCGGGCGGTTCTGGAATTGTCATCATACGTTACCCTTCTTCTTCTCCCGCTGCTTCAGCAACGACTGGGTCTCCTGTAGTTAATACGGCAGGTGGGTATCGCATTTATAGATGGACTGGCTCTGGTTCAATTACTTTTTAAGGAGCTAGTTTATGGCGCACTTTGCAAAATTAGACGAAAACAACGTCGTTCTTACAGTCGTTGCTATTAACAATGATGTTATTGAAAATTTACCTTTTCCAGATTCTGAACCCATTGGCGTAGCGTTCTGTCAGTCGCTTTATGGGGCAGACACCATTTGGAAGCAGACAAGCTATAACGCTAATTTCCGTAAAAATTATGCAGAAATTGGAGGTGTGTATGACCCTTCAAAAGATGCTTTTATTTGGATGCAGCCATACCCTTCTTGGGTATTAAACCCAGAAACTGCGAAATGGGAAGCTCCCGTCCCCAAACCAAATGACAACAATGTTTATAGATGGGACGAGTCTACTACGTCTTGGGTTTTAGTACCCCCTCCACCAAACTGGGCTTTTAATGAAACCACCAAAAGGTGGGAGCCAATAGCATGATGACGCTCGTCAGTACATTCCTGTCGTTTCTGGCAGGCGGGTTGCCCAAGATCTTGTCGATCTTCCAAGACCGGCAGGATAAGAAGCATGAACTTGCCCTCGTTGCTGCTCAGAAGGAACGTGAGTTGGCGTTGGCCGAGCGCGGCCTCATTGCACAGGCACGAGTCGAAGAGATCAAGCTGGAGCAGGTCCAGACTCAGACTGCTGCCGAGGAGCGCCAAGCCCTGTACCAACACGACATTGAGATCGGCAAAGGGGCATCGCAGTGGATGATCAATCTTCGCGCCAGTGTGCGTCCGGTGGTGACGTATATCTTCGTGCTGGAACTCGTGGCGCTAAATGTCGCCGGGGTTTGGTATGCGTACACCACAGGCATCCCTTTTGCGGTGGCGATGGAGAATGTTTTCTCGGACGACGAAATGCTAATTC